AATGATTATTTTAGATGAAGATCGACAAATTAAAGATTATTCACCATATAGAAAAGTCAATCATTTTAGAGAATGGCTTAATCAATTTCAGGCAAAACAAAGTCCTGATATTCCTGAAAATGTTTTTATTGATATTGTTAAAGAATTAAACAAAAGAAGAATCACCGATTTATCAATATTAGATAAAAAGAAAATGAAGGCTATTTTGAAAAAATTAGAATACAATATATATTATGAACATGTTGCATATATTATAAATAAATTAAATAATCTTCCTCCACCTAAAATTACAAGAGATATGGAAAAATTATTCATTGGTATGTTTTTTAAAATTCAAGATCCATGGGAAATGTATAAACATCCTGATCGTAAAAATTTTTTATCTTATTCTTATGTTCTTCATAAATTTTGTGAATTATTAGAATTAGATCATTTATTAGATTGTTTTCCATTACATAAAGATTCGGATAAAATTATGGAAAATGATCAACTATGGGAAAAAATATGCAAACATCTAAAATGGGAGTATATATCATCTTTTAAATAAGATGATATTTAGAGTTTTGTTTTACAAAACTTTATATTAGTTCATTTAAATAAAAAAAATAAAATTCTAAATTAAGATAATTATGAATCATATATTATACAATATTTCTTTAATAATATTAGTTATTGGGATAATATTAATGACTGTATATATTACTAAAGCTTCAAATAATGGTTATTTAACTTATCATAAACAATTATTAAATAATAGAGGTAAAACAATAAATAAACAATATCAATCTATTTATGATTATAAGGTAAATAAAGAATATCAAAAGATGTTCTCTCAACCATCAATTTGGATGGGTTATCAAGATTTTGATGCAAAAGATAAACCACAAAAAATATTTGTAAAATAAATTTATTTAAAGAATAATTAGTTTATAAAACTAATGTCAAAAGTCGATTATTTAACTGAAGATTCTATTTTACCATGGGATCAAAAATACGTTTGTTTATCATTTTTAACTGATAAGGAAAATAAGACTACATTATCTGGTGTTAAGGTTCGTGGTGTATTTGCTAATTATGAAGATGCTTGTGAACACTGTAAAAAACTACAAAGTATTGATCTAGCATTTAATGTTTTCGTAGGTGAAATGGGTAAATGGTTACCATTTGATCCAAATCCTGATTCTCAAGCAGTTAAAGATTCAGAATATGCAAATGAAGAATTAAATAGAATGATGAAAGGTTATCTTGAAAACCAAGAAAAAGCCAAATTATATCACGAACAACGTAAGAATGAAATGGTTAGAAAGAATATTTTAGATAATTTACAATCAAGACAAGATACTATTAAAGATTTGAAAAAGAAAGTTACCAAAGCTAAAGATGCTACTGAAGCTGAAAGTTTAGAAAAGAATATTCTTGAAATTGAAAATCAAATTAAAAAGATGGAAGAAAAGAAATCTGAATTGGATGTAGAAATTGAAAAAATAAGTAATCAAGTAAAGGATACAAGTTCTTCCTCATCTCAATTAAATGGTCCTAAAATAATTGGTGATAATTAAATTAATTATATTTAATAAAATATAATTAACTTTTAACAACAGTAACTCGTACAGAATTTCTTTTTTTTGAAAATAAACTTTCTGGATTGAATATTTCCAATCGTTTATTCCATTCTGAATCATATGCTTGATCATGAAATCTTCTAAATTTATTACACCCAACATTAAATGTGGGTACAGGTTTAGCTTTATACCAGAAAACTTTATCAGTAATATTCTTACTATGAACACGATTATTAATAACCATCATGCCATAATTTTCTGTTAAATCTGAAAAAACTTGTTGGAATATATCAAAGGTTGGAAACATACCCGCATAATGTTCATATAATTTTTTTCTATTATTGATCGTATCTTCAGCTAGTAAAAATATATAATCAAAGTTAGATCTCATTTCAGGAGGAATACCTACAGCATATTGCATAGTTAATATAAATGATAAATGATGATGTCTTCCATTAAAAAACATCTCAGCTATATTTGGATCTTTTATCCATCTTTTATCACTCATACAATCATCCATAATTAACATAATAGAATCATCTTTTGGTTTCTTACCATCCTTAATTCTTTTTTTATTATCTTCATTCATTCTTGATTGTCTTTCATATATTCTAGTTAAAATATCACTTGAATATTCTGAATATATATAAGAATCTGGTATAAAATCAGTATAAAAACCATTTAATTTTTCGGTTCTACTAATAGCTATAGCAGCAGCTAAATTCTTTTTTTGGTACATAATTTCTCGAGTCAAAAAAGATTTACCAGTTGCTCGTTTAGCAATCATAGCAATTGTACAATGATCAACCATACCTTGAATATCAAATCTCTTAATTGGTAATTTTGCAGTTCCAAATCCTACTTCTTTTGTTGCCATTATTAATAATTAGAAAAAAATTTAATTTTATTTTAATCAATTGAATAAAATAAAATTCTTAATAAAGTAATTCAGGATTATCATTTGTTTGTGTATTTTGGTACATAAATACAATACCACGAGTTTGAGCCATTTCCATAAATGATGTTCCTTGTGGACTAATATTTGGCATACCATATAAAATACTTGTAGGTTTACGATTTTTGTAACTATTGGTAGTTGGATCTAAATATGCATCAGCTACAGAAATAGGATCATATTTAAAGAATTCATTGGTATATAAACCTTTATTGGGTTGAGCATGAATCATGAAAATAGCTGAAGATCCAACGACAATATTTTTCTCTGGTGTGTTTTTATTAAGTTCTGCTAAAACAACTGAACGAAGTTGATAAACATCACCTCTGATTTCTAAAGAAGTTTCAAAATTAACAACTTGGTCATTGATACGTTCAAAACCAGATACAGTTAAAGGCATTCTTGAAATACTAAATGGTTGCATGTCATTAAATTTAATGACATTAGCGCGTCTGTCAACGAAAAAGAATAAAACACCACGAGAATAGATTAATGATGTGTGGCGGGGAACAAGAGTACCATTCTCTAAGAAGAATTGATGTTGTTCTAAAGCTTCATTTAAGTTTCTAGGAGAGTCATCATTAAGGGAAGATGGAAGTCTAAAGTTGATCATAGGAACAGCTGTAACAACAGGGCGAACATTTTGTTGATAAGGATTGATATTAACAACTTGATATACAGGAGTGGTTGCAACAATTGTTGGACGGAAAGAAAAAGTAGATAATAATCTCTTTAAGATAGTTCCATCATAACGTCCATAAACTAAGTCAGGAGTGTCGTGTTTATTAAGTCTGCACATATCAACCATTCCAACAAAATCACGAAATTGAGTGTTGTAATATTGACCGTTACGTAAACTTAAAACACTGTTCCATAATTGGTTTTGAATTTGAGCACGATTTAATAAATCAAGCATAGTTGAACGATTATCGCAAACAACGTCGTTAGGATCTTGAGTTAAAGCATGGAATAATTCATAGTCTGGGCGATTATTTAATCTTTCATTATTGTAACGAGCTTTAACAATACCTGCAATGTTAGAATATAAAAAGTGACTTTCTAATTGATCAACTTTAGGCATAAACATTGCTGCAATAACAGGATGAATTGAATCACCTGGACGATGACCTAATTCTGGTTTATAGTCACCAGTTAATGCTTCAAAGTCACAGTCGTTGTATTGCATGGATTGTAATAATACTTGAGCATGAAGAGGTCTAGAACTAGCATATAATTTTAAGATTTCTTGTAAGTGTTTGTAGTCATTGTCATTTAACTTAGTTGCAAAACCTTGAAAATCTACACTAACGGAACCTAAAACTTTCATCATGTTAGTAGCAGGAAGAACAACATCAGATGATTTAAGTCCAACTAATTCTTGTTCATAAATACGTTGAAATTCTGCAAATTCATCTTCAGATAAACCATGTTTTACCTTAAATAAACGAGCTTTTTCTAATAAGATATGAAAAGGATATTGTTGATTTGAATATTTTTCACGGATTAGTTCAGCAAATTTTTTTGCTTTTTTAGTGATGGTAAGATGTTTTTCAACATAAGCCTTTTGAATTTTATCAACTAAATCTTCATCATTAAATCTTTGTCTTAATTTAATAAAATCTTCAGTTGAAATCTTACCATTGTTTTTACGAAATAGTTTTTGTACTTCATCATCTACTGAACTACTATTAGAAGGACGATTTCTATTTTTGACATCGGAGGAATCCATTTATATATATATTGGATTAGAAATTTTTTTTAAATTTTATATTTTTTAAAGTTTTTTATAAACAAATATATAATTTTCTTTAAACATTTATTAAATAATTAAACCAAATATGATAATTTACAAAAAATATTAAATTTTCATTATAAAGAATAAATACTAATATTTTTATATATGAATAATCACGATTTATGGATTAATAAATATAAGCCATTAACATTAAATAAAATTATTGGAAATGCTAATCAAATTAAAAATATTAAAGAATGGATAACTAATTTAAGTGATAATAAAAGTCAAGGTATTATTATATCAGGTAATCAGGGATTAGGTAAGACATTAACTATCAAATTATTGCTAAATGAATTAAATTTTATTCCTAGAATAATAAATCCAAATGAGATAAAGGATCATAGAATATTAGATGATTTTAATGATTATTATAATTTTGTCAATTCTGTTTATTCAAAAATAAATTTTAATGATAATAAAACTAATAAAATAGCATTAATATTTGATGAAACTGAAAATATTACATTAACCAGTGAAAAAAAATATATAATGGATATTTTTAAAAATAATAATAAAATAAAAAGTTTTCCTCTTATATTTATTTCAAACAATCAACATTCTAAACTATTAAATGATTTAAAAAAAAGTTGTAAAGAAATCATATTTAATAATCCAACTAATGAAGAATTAAAACAGTTAATTAGAAATATATCAATATCTGAAAAAATAATTTGGGAAAATGAAAGTCTTATAGATAAATTAATTTTATTTGCACAAAATGATATAAGAAGATTAATAAATTTATTTCAAGAATTATCATATCATTTAACCAATGGAAGAATTACTAATTTAAAAATAGATGAATTTATTGAAAAATCTAGAGAAAAAAATATTGATGTTGGATTATTTGATTCAACAGAAAGAATTTTGAATAACTATTTGGATTATGATACTATTATTAAATTATATGAATCTGAAAAAGTATTATTACCTCTCATGATACATGAGAACTATTTAAAAAAAATTTTAAATAAATCAAAAGATTCATGGCAAAACATAATTTATAATATTGTTAAAGTATCTGATTCACTTTCTAGAGGTGATAATATTGAAACAAGTATATACACTGATCAAAATTGGTATCTTCAAAATATACATGGTTTTTATACATGTTTAAATACATCTTTTTGGATTAATAAAAATAAATCAAATTATAAGATTATTAAAGAAGATATTAAATTTAGTTCTGATTTGAATAAAACTTCTCTTAAAAATATTAATCGAAAAAATATAATTAATTTATCTAAAATAATTAATAATAAATCAAATAATGAAATTTTAATGTTAAATAAAATTTGTAATCATTTAATACAAAATAATAAAGAAGATGAATTAATTAAAATATTAAATGGTTACAATAAAGATATATCTATAAAAGAAATTGAATTATGTTTAAAAATTGATAAAACAACAGAATTTAACACTTTAGCATCAAAAGATAAAAAACGTATTAATAAACAAATGAAACTCTAAATATATTTTTCTTTAGTATTCGTTAATGTTATAAATTGTATATTTTGATCAGAATTTATAGGATTAAAATAAAATAAATCATTTGATAAATATAATAATAATTCATTAATCCAACTAATCATTTGTTCATTTGTAATTAATATAACATCTTGTGTTAATAATTGATAATAGAATGATATTTTAGGATCGGTATCTTCTTCAAATAAGTAATCAGACGCTTTGATTTTTTTAATATTTTTAATATGTTTTTTATCAACTCCTGGGATAGAACTAGCCCATATCCATAAATTTGTATATGGTTGATAAATTCCATAAAAATTATAATCACCTTTTATTACTAGTTTATTATTATCATAAATACCCATTTGATTTTTTTTACCATTTTTTAAAAAATCAATTCTATATTTTTTACTAGAACTTAATAATTTAGTTATTTGCT